TGCTGCAATGGTTATGGCAAGTAAATTAACAAACCCTAATGCTAATCCACATGTATGTAGATACCTTGAACATAAACTAAGTAGAGAACAAGAAAAATATGAAAAAGATAAATTAAGAAGATATAAAACTTTTGAAAGACTTAGAGATGGAGCAGAACAAAAAGGTCAGTACACAGGTGCTATCAATGCAGAATTTAGATCAGGACAATTAGCAGGTCAATTTGTAGAAAAAAAAGAGGTCTTGCATAGTAGTCTTGAGGGTATGAGTAGAGAACAATTAGAAAAAAGATTACAAGAATTGGAGAAAAAAATCGATGATGGGGGTACAATTATTGACATCACACCGACCAAAAAAAAGGTTAAGTGAAAAAAAAATTTGGAATTATCTTAACCAGTTTCAAAAAGAAAACAAAGAAGCTCATTTTACTAGGATAGAAAGCTCTACAATCAACGGAATACCTGATGTTTATTGTGTTCACCAGGGCTATAGTTTTTGGTTAGAATTAAAAGCGAATGCAGTTAAGAATTGCAACATGTCAAAATTTCAAATGGTATGGCATATTAATAATAAACGTGCAGGTGGTAATTGCTTTATCTTGAACTGGCCCCTCTTGGAACTTGGTCCTAAACTTCTTGAAGTCCGTGAACCGAGTGCCGTGGTTCCCGTTTCTACAGTTCCCGTTCCCGTTCTACACATTCTATTATGGTTAGAGGATGTGATCCTGTAGCTGCCAGCCAGGTCCGCGCAGCAAAACACAGCTCCCGTTCCCGTTACAAATCCCAGACTTCTGGGGTTTTTTAGTCAGGAGGGACAGGATGGCCGCCGGACCGGATCGGGAAAACGTAGTTCCCGTTCCCGTTGCAAAGGTTGGTTTTCTGGGGTTTTTTATAGTTAAAGCGTTTACGGCCCTGTGCGCAGCGGGAAAACGCTTCATAAAAATGCCCAGTTTTCTGCGTGTTCCGTGAGCTGTCTGGCTGGCAGCTCTCCCAGGCACAGCAGCAAAAGCTGCTTGACATCCTGTGAAGCCCTGTTATATTATCCTATAAACAACGGAGGAAACCACATGATAATAACTTTAGATAAACAAAATTTTTTGGAGCAGGTGCGGCAGCACTCACGCTGGAAACAGTTCAGCTATGAGGCGTGGGAACAAATCTTCGAATGGGAAGAAGAGAGAGCTGGTGGGCTGTCCAGCTGTCCTGGAACAAACGAGTATGACCCTGTAGCCTTTTGTTGCGATTATGCAGAGTATAGTTCTTTTGACCAATTGAAGGATGATTATAGTGATATTGAAAGCAAAGAAGATTTGGAAGGACAGACTTGGGTTAGTTACTTGCCTGAGGGTCGTATATTAATGAGGCAGTTTTAATGGGTGCCTTTCTTGCAATCGTTGCAATGTTTGTGATGTTATATCCAAAGGGTGCAATGTTGTTCGGCATCTTCTTAATTTTATTTATAGCTTACTTAATATAAGTCCCGTTCCCGTTCCCGTTGCAAAAAGTAACGGGAGTCTCTTGTTTAAGTTAAAGGAGGCAGCCGCTGGCCGCCGGAGCGGGAAAATGGATTTGTTTCAAAAAAGTGAAAAAATATTTTTTTGACAAGTGTCTTTATATATACTATAATTATCGGATAACCAAAACGGAGAATAAAATGGAAGAATTAACAAAGCTAATGTTACAAGACCCCCATTTCATACAGGCATTGAAAGATTTTGAAGAAAGGGGTTTTATAAAAGTAAAGAAAGAGGGCATTGAGATATTAGACAAAGAGGGTCTGATGAAGTATTACGAAGAGTTTGGAAAAAGCCCTGACCACTTTCCAAAGGTAGAAGATGATGAGTAAAACAAAAAAAAGAAAACTATCTACACAAAAGCAATTGGATTTGGTTAAGGACAAAATGTTAGACTTGATGGAAGAAATAAGAGAGAAGGTTGAGGTACCCCAATTTATTTACGCAACTCAATATCTTCTATCGGAGTTAGCTTATGACACTGCACCAAGTAGTAACGAAGCAACAAGAATGTTGTTAGGTAGTATTACTACCCATTTACAACATCGTGATGACCCTGACACAGACCCAAATATTACTAAACTAAGGAAAAAGTAAATTTAGTTCCCGTTCCCGTTTCATACGGGAACGGATTTTTTTTATATATAGTAAAGGATGCTGGCCGCGGATCGCAGCACGGGTGGGAAATATAACTCTTGTTCCCGTTCCCGTTTTGAAAGGCAACATAAATTTTTTTTCTTATAAGTAGTTTTACGGCCCTGTGCCAGAGCTGGAAACGGAATCACATTCTTGATTGTCCTACATTTGGAAATAAAAAATCATTTGCATTATCCGATATATATAGTATAATTATATTTTAACCAAAACGGAGGATAAAATGGGATTTGATTTATACGGACAAAATCCAAAATTAAAAGGAGAAGAACCTTATATTGATTGGACTAAAAAGCCATCAGATGAGGAGAAGAAAAAATACTTCAAAGCTAGAGAAAAATTTGAAGAAGAAAATCCAGGTCATTATTTTAGAAACAATGTATGGTGGTGGAGACCATTAGCAAATTATGTTTTGCAGTTAATGACAAACGATTTCACAGAAGATGAGCAAAAATCTTGGCATCATAATGACGGATTTGAAGTTAGTGAAGAACAAGCTATAAAAATTGCTGACCGAATTGAACAAGAACTAATGACGTCAAGAGTGAAACAAGTTGAACAGTTTTACAAAGTAAAGATGAAAAAAGCAGAAGAAGAAAATAAAATCGTAGGACAAAAACACGAAGAACTAAAAAAAATTGTTGCAGAGAAAACTGGAAAAGACAATCTAGTTCCTAGAGATTATCCAGAACCTTTTAATAGTCAATGGAATGATATTCAAAAGCAGTTTAATTATGATTCTTCCTATCCATTTTCTGAAGAAAATGTAATTGACTTTATGAACTTCTGTCGTGAATCTGGAGGCTTTCAGATTTGTTAGAAGCTTTTTCACTTTTTGGGGAGGGAGTGCTATATCTAGCACTCTCTCTTTTTTTATTATATTGGAGAATTTAGCTCCCGTTCCCGTTTCAAAAGGTAACGGAATTTTTTTTTCTTAGTATTAGGAGGATGGCCGCGGGATCGCACGGGAGGGAAATGTGTCTATGTATTCCCGTTCCCGTTTCGAAAGATAACGGATTTTTTTACTTCTTTAGTAAAAAAAACGCCAGTTAAAAAAATTTTTGCAAAAATTAAAAGCGTTTAAATGCGTCAGTTTGAAATTCTAGGTATATTAGTACCTATAAAAATATAAAAAAAAGTTTAAAATAAATGTTTTTTTATCTTGCAATTAACGGATAAATCTATATTATAATAGATAAGACTTTTATTAATACCAAAAAAACAAGGAGTTTAAACAATGGTAAAAAAAATAAAAAACACAAAAGCGTATCTTGAAAGTTCAATTGCAAGATTATATCAATTAGATACACAAGTTAAACAATTATCAAAAGCAAGAAGTGAAGTAAAAAAAGACATTACTAAATTACTTAAAAAAGAAATGAATTATCAATTTAGTAATGAATTACATACGTATGCTTTACAGATAATTAAAAAAGTATCTACTAAAATTGATACGGATAAAATGAAGGAAGATGAGATTTATGAAAAGTATAAGACTAAAGAAGTAAACTCAACTACATTTCATATTCTTAAACTTGATAATGAAGATATCAAGAAATCAATTAATTATGACAATTTAAGAAAATCATTTAAAGGTAATTGCTAATGACTGATATTTTTACTTTAGTACAAAACAATAATTTGGTTACTCAATCAAGAGTAACCGAATTATCTAACAATGTTTCAGAAGAGCAGAAAAAACAATTAAATTATCAAATGTTATATTCTAAATTAGAACAAGCAATTTGCGAAACAAAAGCAGAATTTCCAAATTCGGAAGTAACAAGTTTTTTAATGAATAGAGTAGAAACATATTTAGCAGAAATTCAAACAATATTAAGAGGTAACTAATGATATTATTTAAGAATGAAAAAACTCAAACCTTGATGACGAAAGTTATCAAGGTAGAACGATTAATTACTAGATTAGCATCAGATAGATATTCAAAATGGGCTGTCGATTATTGGTGCAATGTTAGAAAAGAATTAAGAAGTAAAATGTTAAGAGGTATACAATGAAAAAAATATTATATGATTTTTTTATAACTAGGTTTTATGAAAATATGTTTATAAAAGCATTTATTACCTTTAGTGTTTCATGGACTATTTTTTGGATAGGTTTTTGCATTTGGCATTTTTGTCATAACTTTTAAACATTAGCAATAAACCTACATTAACGGCAATCAATTTGGTTGCCGTTTTTTTTTGCCGTTTTTAGAAGGCTCTTTTTACTTTTGTTATTTCTTTTGTTTTAATTTTTGTTTGCCGTCATTAGTCTAGGTTTAAAATATAACGGAGTGTTTAGGTCAAGTCGAATATATGCAAACATTGGACAAACGATACGGATGGTGTATAAGTAATTATGAACTCAAAAAACTTACCTACAGAAAAACTAAGGCTCGAAGTAGAAAAGAAATGGATTCAGCATGTAAAGTTTTGTCAGGATAACTTTTTGTATTTTGTTAAAGAGATATGGCCAGAGTTTATATATCGTAAAACTACAAACAAGAAAAACATAGGACACCATCAACTTATCTCAAATGAGTTTACAAAAATAGCTTCTGAAAAAAAAGGAAGGCTCATCATAAACATGCCCCCTAGACATACTAAATCTGAATT